GTGCCGCTCATGCTGCAGCTGCTCATGGCATCCGAAAGACCCTGCACGGCATTGGTGCCGAAGGAAGCCAGGGCATCCTGCGGCAGTGCGCTGGTCATGGCGGTATCAATCGCGGCGGCTACCGCTTCCATATCGCTTGTAAAGTCATAGCCGCTCATGCCCTGACCAACACCGGCAGAGACGTTCTCGCCAACGGGCTTCACGCGCTCCGAAGGGGAGTGAATCTGCAGTGCGGTGTTCAGCGCAGCCTCCAGATTGGAAGCCACCGTCTCCGCGTCGCTGTCCCATCCGGCAGCCGTCATGCCTTCCGCGACACCCTCAAGGATGTGTGTGCCGGTATCCGTCGTGTCAAGGCCCTGAAGGAAGGTCAGGATTTCCTGCAGGTTCTGAACATCGTCTTCGGAAACCTGCTTGCCCTGCAGAATAGCGGAGACAATCTCACCAACATAGGTGGACAGCTCCGCGACGCGCTCCGGGCTGAAATCGTTGAGCATGCTTTGATTCAGCACACCCTGATCCACGCTTTCGCCGCGAATGCTGGCCCAAAAGCGCTCCCAGCCGCTGTAATCCAGCGACTTCGTATAGGAATTGATGCGCGATACCGCCGAGCCGATCAAATCCATGGTAGTCTTGGGCACCATGCCTGTCATCATGCCGAGGGTGGTTGTTCCGAACTGGTCAACCTCATCGACGAGCGGTGAAATGGCATCAATGGCTTCCTGCGTGCCCGTGATCTTCGGCGCAATCAGCACATGCAGCGTACCGTCCGCATCGAGTACAGCCACCTTGTCCGCTGTCAGCAGCTCGGTGGGCACGGCTTCCACGGGGATTTCCTGTCCATCCTGCCAGAACTTCGTCTGCGGATCGAGCAGCGCATCTGACGGATTTTCATAGACCTCGCCGAGCTTCACAATACCCTGTACTTCCACAGGGTTGTCCCTGATGAATTTCCGGTAGGCCATCAGGTCGTAGCCGTAGATGCCCACGGTCATGTTCAGCCTGGGCTTGACGGCGTTGGTATCGTCATACCTGGTGATGTAGGCGGTGAAGTCCTGCAGCAGCGTGCTTTTGTCCACGCCGGTTGCTTCCGCGTATGCTGTTACGATGGCCTCGATCTGATCCGGTGACAACGCGGATATATCGACATTTTCCGCTTCGAGGTACTTCGCCACCATGGCAGTGATGTTATCCGGGGTGAGCGATGTGGTCAGCGCACCGCCCGTGACCTCCTCATAGGCCATGACAAAGGCGGTGACCGCCGCAGGCGTCAGCCCGGAGGTGTCCACGCCTTCCTTTTCCAGATACTGCATGACATAGGCCGTGATCTGGTCGGGCGTCAGCGTGGAAATATCCGCCCCGTCAGCCAGCTCCTTGTAGGCACTGACCATGGCGGTGACGTTCTCCGGCGTCAGCCCAGAAACGTCTGCGCCATTGGTCACCTCTGCGTAGGTGCTGACGTAAGCGATCAGGCCCTCCGGGGTCAGCGCAGACTTGTCCGCGCCCTCCGGGATTTCTGTGTACTTCGCAATGAAGGCATCCACCTGGGGCTGCAGCTTTTCGACATTTTCCGCTTCAGTGTATGCCGCAATCACCGCGTCCGTCGTAATGGCACCGGGATTCGCGGCAAACTCTGCCCAGCGTGCCTGCGCACCGGTCATGTCCAGATCGGTGGCGATGGTCAGGACTTCCTCCGGCAGCGCATCGCCAAACATGGCGGTCAGACCGGGCAGCTCAACCTCACGGTTGTTCAGGAAGGCCTGGATGGACGCAATCTGCTCCAGTGCCGTGGAGAAGTCGATCTCCGGGAACATCGCCTGTACCTCGGCTTCGGACATGCCGCTGTCCAGCAGGGACTGGATCTGCGTCAGTATTGCGATGTACTCCGTCATCGCGCCCTCATCCATGGCAGCAGTGATGGCGTTCAGGTCCTCGAGCAGCGCAGGCTTTTCCGTCTCATTGGCTGCGCTGTATTCCCGCAGCTTCTGCGTGAGCGTATCCACATCGGCGGCTGCCTGCTGAATGTTCTCCTGTTCCCAGACGGGCATCACAATGTCTGCCAGCAGCGCAGCATATTCCTGCGCGGCAGCACGCCGGTTCTCGTTGTATCGGGCATTGAGCGCATCCATGGCGGCCTGACGCTCGGCACTGTCTTCGATCAGCTGGATGAGCGCGTACTCCTTGTCGTACTGCGCGTCAATCTCGCTGTTCATGGCAGCCAGGCCCTGTGCGGCAGCAACGACGGCGTTTTCATAGACCGTCACATCGGCATCCTGCTTGCCGCGGGCCTGCGCTCGGGCAACCTCCGCATCCAGCTTCTGTCGAATTGTGTCAAAGCCATCCGCGTCCGCCGGAGAGAGATGATACTTCACCTCAATCGCTGCCCGCGTATCGATGAGCTCCTGAAGCCGGATTTTATCCTTTTCGGAAAAATATCCGTTCTGGCGTTTCTTCAGCAGGCGGGCAATTTCCGCGTCCATCGCGTCCAGCGTGGCGATGTCATCGGACAGCCCGCTGGAGACAGAGGTGTAGCCCGCCTCATCGGCGGTTTCCTTGAGCTGCATCAGCTCTGTTCGCGTGGAATCCGTCAGGGCTTTGAAGGAATCTGTCCATTCGGACACGATTTCATTGGATTCCTTCTTGCCGTCCGTCCAGACGGCGATCAGGCCGTTCAGCCAGTCCTGCGCGTTCTGCCTGTCCCGGGTGAAGTCCGACTTGCTCATGCCGAAGAAGGACAGGCCTTCGCTCTGACCATAGAAGGTCTCCGCCGCGGTGGACTTCCATTTCTCGGCTGTTTCCTGCATGCCCTTGAGTGCTTCACGGGCTTGCTTCGCACCGGAAACGTAGTCCGCAATGGCCACGGTTGCTGTGATCGTAGCTGCGGCCACCGCCAGCCACACAGCCGGGGAACTGCTCAGGACAGTCATGAAGCCCTTGATGCCGCCACCGGCCTTGCCGACTGCGGTGGCAAACTTGCCGATCCCGGTTGAGAGGGTGCCGACACCCTTGGTCAGCTTGCCGAGGATCAGCATCACCGGCCCGACTGCGGCAGCAATGGCAGCATAGCGGATGATCTGCATCCTCTGTGCTGCGTCCAGATTCAAGAAGCGGTCCAGCAGATCGTCCGCGCCTTCGATGAGACTCTGGATCGTGGGATTGAGATCATCGCCCAGCTGCTGCCCGAAGAGGACAGCTTTGTTTTTCAGGTTGGTCAGCCTGCTCTCCGTGGTGGCGTAGCGCTTGTTGGCCTCGGTCGTCAGAGCGGTGTTCTCCGCCCATGCGCGGTTCGCGGTCGCCTGCGCCCGGCTGAACAGATCGGTGGCATTTGTGGCACGCAGCAGCGTATCGCGCAGACGCACCTCCTTGATACCGATCTCGTCCAGCACAGCGATGGCGCTTTCGCCCGCATCGTCCATTTGGGAGAGACCTACGATAAATGCCTGAAACGCTGCGGCGGGATCGCTGTCAAACAGCGTCTTGAACTGTGCGCCGGTCATGCCGCAGACAGCACCGAAGTCTTCCAGCGCCTGACCGCCGGTGGCAGAGGCGACCTCCATCTTGATCAGTGCCTTGGAAAAGGCCGAACCGCCCATCTGCGCCTCAATGCCCACGGAGGACAGCGCTGTCGCAAAGCCCAGCACCTGTGCTTCCGTCAGCCCGACCTGCTTGCCCGCGCCTGCAAGGCGCTGTGCCATCTCCATGATGGGCTTCTCGGTCGTGGCAAAGTTGTTGCCCAGATCGACGATGGTCGAGCCGATGTTCTGGAAGAGGCTCTGGTTCGTGCCCATGACGTTGGCAAACTTGGCGATGGAGGTTGCGGCTTCATCCGCGCTCAGGTCCTCGCAGCTGTTGCCCAGGTCGATCATGACACGGGTGAACTCCGTCAGGTGTTCATTGGCGATGCCCAGCTGACCGCCGGTGGCCATGACCGCGTTGATCTCGCTGGTGGACGAAGCAATCTCGGTGGACATCTTTTTGGACGAAGCCGCCAGCGAAGCAAACTCCGCTTCGGTGGCATCCACTGTTTTGCGTACACCGGCAAAGGAGGACTCGAAGTCCAGGGAAGCCTTGACTGCCGCCGTCCCCAGGGTGAGGATAGGCGTGGTCATGACTGTAGTGAGCGTTCTGCCCGCCGTGGTCATCGCTTTGCTGACAGAATTACAGGTTTTGCCGAAGCTCTCCAGTGATTTACCCGCCGCTGTCCATGCGGACCTGGCAGTCGAAAGCTGGCGATTGGTCTCCTCGATCTCCGCGCGGGTGGCCTTAACGGCGGCCTTTGCCCGGTTCAGCGCAGCTTCCGCGTCGAGGACGGCGTCGGAAGCCTGCTGGATTTTATCGGGATCATTAGCTTGCTGTGCGGCCTGAAGCTGTTCCCTTGCGCCGCGCAGGGCGTTTTCATACTCCGCGATGGATTTCTCTTGGATGTTCAGCTTTTCATGCAGCAGCGTTAGCTTGGCGGACAGACCTTCCACGCTGGTATCCATGTCCTTGATGCCCGCCGTGGCCAGTCTGAACCTGCTCTCAGCAAGGCCGATCTCCTTGCCGAAGGTCGTGATCGCAGCACGGCTGGCATCGATGGACTTCCCGGCTGCATCCCAGTTGGTCTGTGCCAGACGAAGCGAGTGATTGCACCGGTTGATCTCAGCTTCCGTCTGCTTCACACCGGCACGGGCCATATTGAAGTTCGTATTGGCCTGGGATACCGCATCCGCAGCGTTCTGGGTGGTCTTCTTGAGCGCCTCATTTTGCCCGGAGAGCTTCTTCACTTCCTGCACAGAAGCACGGTACTCGACCTTGAGCGCATCCAGATTGGCCTTCGCTGCGATGGTCGCGGAATCGGAATCTCCCAGCGTCGCAGAGTAGGTGCGTACCTGCTGGGCCGCCGCCGCAACCTGCTCTTTGAGCGCCTGCTGGGCAGTCCTGGCGGCTTCCAGCCGCTGCGCATAGTCGTTCTGGCGATTGTAGCATTCCGACAGCTTGTTGTTGGCGGCTTCCAGCGCACGCTGGTACTGATTGACGGCATCCTTCTGCAGAGACAGGCGGCGCTCCAGCGTGGAAAGCTGGGTGGCAAGGCCTGTGGCGGTGCGCTCGAAGCCCTCCACACCGGCAGCAGCCAGCTTGAACTGGGACTCCGCTTCTGCGATCTGCTTGCTGACGGACTTGATGTTTCGGGTGAAGTTGTCCGTCTGCAGGGACAGCGACACCACAAGGTCGCGGAGGGTTTCACTCATCGGGTTTCACCTGCCTTTGCAAAAAGAAAAACCGTGCGCACCGGCGTCACGGTTTCAGGTTGGGCCACACCTCATCGATGTAGCGGGGAACGGGTTCATGTCGGGCCTGATCCTGTCTGGCTTTCCAGGAGCGGATGCGCAGGAAGCCGAGCATGTCCATCTCGTCAATCTCCCGCATTCGCCAGCCGCTCTCCAGAAGAGAGTTGTATGTGGAATAGATGAAATCCGGCAGCGTCAGAACTGAGGAATCTCCTCGGTCTCCGGGGTCGCCTCCGTCCTCGCTGCCTTCGTAGGGAACTCATCGAGTATCTCCGTGGTCTGCGTCTGGACTGCCATGAGTGCCAGCGCAATGTCGTGCATCAGGCGATCCACGGGGTAGTAATCCAGCACATCGTCCGGGGTGAACTGGTTCCCGAACAGGATGCAGAACCAGCGGATCATCACGTCCATCGCATCGGCAATGGACAGCTCCCCGGCATCCGCGGGCGTTTCGCCCTTGAGTGCAGCATTGGAGAGGGCCACAATGCGCCCATACATTTTGGCAGCGGGCTCCATCTCACGCAGTGCCCTGCCGGAGACAAAGTCGATTGTGTATTTCTGATTGTTCAGGGTACAGCTGATCATTGTCATGCTCCTTTCACAGCACCTGATCGTCCGGGATGCCAAGGTTCCTTCGCAGTGCGTCGCGGCGGGCAAGCTGTGCCTCAAAGCGCTCCTTGCCCATTCCGTAATACGGATCGGGCTTCTCCATCGCCTTCAGCACAGCAATATCCGCATCGCAGTTGCCGACAGGAAGATTCTCCGGGTTCTCAGCGTAACCGCGCAGCAGGCTGCCTGCGATAGCAGAGAATCGTGCTTCACTGGTGCTCACCTCATGATCGACCAGCGCGAACATGCCATCCTCCAATTCAAAAACCGTTCCGTGTCCAAGCCACGCGCCCACAATACGCTTAAAATTCATGCAGACTTCCTCCTTTGACCTGGTAGACCTTTACGCCCTTGCGCTTGAGCTTTCCGAGAATCACATCGAAATTTCCGGGCAGTGTATCGCTGAAGGTGACGCTCTCCACGTCATTGATGCTCAGGTGTCCATGGTACTGCAGCTCAAAATAGCTGCCCCAGTTGACTGTCGAAACCCACTTGTCCGGGTCGTGGATGTACTGTTCGCTGAGTCTCATCTTCGCAGCCGTGGTGTTGTCCAAATCGTTCAGCCCCGCGATGCTGGCCCGCTTCAGGCTTCCGGCAATCGCGTCGGACGTGCCGCTCCAGACGTTCAGCGTATCATCCGTCTTGAAGGTGGTGCGGTCGATCACAGCATCCCGCTTGAACCGAAAGACCACATCACCATACCACCCCGCACTGGCACGCATGGCGGCCACCTTGTCCCGCGGGGCAAGGTATCCGTACTTTTCAAAGGTGTCCGGGGACGTTTTTCTGACGCTGTCATAGGGATGCCCGAAATAAGCGGCAGACAGCCGTGCCCGGGTATCCGGCGCATTCGCGCCCTGCGATGTGCCGGTCTCCATCTGGTTTTTGAAGTGCGTATCGATGATGGCCTCCACATACTCACGTCTCACACGCATGGCCAGATCATTTTCGCTGATGATCTTTTCCAGCTGACCGTGCATATACGCCAGATCGCTGGCGCTGAGATGAAACCTGCGCGTGACATCTTGTATGTATTTGGCCTCCTTGCCCGCAAAGAACTGCAGCGACAGCGGCATGGATGGGTCTCGGGCACCGCTACCGGACCGATGGCTGCTTCCTCCTCGTCCTCCCATGGGTCACCTCTTCTGCGCATGCGACAACCCTGCATGGAATGCGTTGTGATGCTCGATGCAGCCGGTGCATCCTGCGGGCACATCGCCAAAGAAGATAATCTTCTCCGGCTCCAGACGGCGCAGCATTTCCGCATAACCATCCATGAACAGCGCCCGTGCCAGCGGATTCTTCTGTGTGCCGACAGAGGATACAGCCACTGTGCCGCCGACCGGTTCACCATCAAAGCACCATGCGTAGCTGTCATGGTCGCTCCAGCAGATGGAAGGGATGACCGTCAGCCCAAGGTTCTGCCAGTACGCGCCCAGCTGATGCTTTCGCCAGTGGTTGTAGAGCTGAACCGCCACGGGATAATCTGTGAACATGGAAAAGTCCGGGGTCATCACGGCCTGATAACCGGACAGCAGATGCGCATAGCGGCACGGGTCGTTCCATGCGCGCTGGAACAGATAATCGTCGATAAAGAAATGCACCCCGTGAGCTTCCCGCTGCCGGTCAGACATGACGCAGTTAAAGGGAATCCACGGAATGCGGTCATTCAGATGAGCGGGCACCAGCTTCGGAATGCCAAAAGGGCCGTCCAGCGGGAAAAGCCCCAGCTCCAGATTGTGCCCATTGCGTTTCAGGGCTACAAGCGCCACATATCTCACCTCGCAAAGGGAAAGGGCACCCCGCTGTCAGCATGGAAAGCGGGGTGCCCGGATGGTCAGGTGCCGGTCGGCGTGAAGCTCGGCTCGTACACGGAGGACAGGAAGGTAGCAGCCTTCTCGGCAGTAAAGCCGTTCTGGCCCTCGTCCGCGACCGCCTGATAGCGGCCATCGTGTGTGCGCTTGATCGCCGTCCACTCGACCTCGCCCGTCTGGCGGGTGACGGTCTTGCCCTCCTTGGTGGCGTAGTTCTCGGTGACCGGCTTGGCCCGAACCTTGTACAGCCACACGTAGCGATAGGTCTTGTCGGACTTTTCGCTGCGGAAGCCGACCGCGTAGTAGGGCGGCTTGTCCTGCGCGGTGCGGACAAGCACGCCGTTGTCGTCGATCCTGTTGCCGAAAATCTTCTCCTGAATGATCAGGGGAATGTCGGCCATCTTGGTCTTGAACGACAGCTCCGGATCGGGATAGAGCACATCGCCCTCAATGTCATCGTAATACTGCACATCCGGATCAGCGTTGTCCGGTGTGATGCTCGCCTCGATGGCACCGGCGAGCTTCTGCAGATCACCATAGGTCAGCGTTGCCTCGGTGTCCTCCGTCAGCTCCGCGATGACCACGTCCTTGAGGCCCACGGTAGAGGCTACCTTGGGCGAAGCAGCAACAGTTCCAGCCATTTGTGTATCCTCCTCTTACAATTGGTCGATGGCGTCCCGCAGCCCGTCCCGGATGATCTCATAGGCTTCATCCTGACGGGTATCGTAGGCGGGACGGATAAAGGGGTGTGCGGGGGCGGGGGCGGGGCCGCCATGACCGTACTCGACCGGCGTGGCGTAGTATGCGCCCTCCTCCTTGCGATGAACGCCGATGGTGATGCTTTTCCCGCTGGCACGGCGCTTGCGTACCTTGCCGATCTGGATGGAGCGGTTCAACACACCGGTGATGATTTTGGGGTCTTTGGAGGCGTTGGCCTTCATCTGCTCATGGATGGGCACGGCGGCAGCCTCCAGTATCCTTTTGGCAACCGGAGCACCCGCGCCGTCCGCGTCCATTTTGCTGGCCATTCCGGCAATGTCGGTCATGAGATCGCCAAAGCCGTTCGTGTCAAGGGGCATCCTCAAGCGCCTCCTCGTATAGACACCACGTCCATTGAACCGTGTACTGGTGTGTTGCTGTGTCATAGGCGGGCTGGTTATAGCCCTTGTCGGATTCCTCCACCATGACAAAACCCGCAGCGTACATGGCACTGCGGATTCGATTTGCAGCTTCGGTTGGATCAATGTCACTCCAGAGGTTCAGATAGACATAGGTGCGAAAGGATTGCACATGATCATCCTGATGTGCGTCCTCAGTCATCGTGCTCGAGTACACGACATACTGCACGGGTGGATTCTGATTGGGCGATGTTGCCCGCCATACGCCTGCCATGACGGGAATGCCGATATGCCGCAGCGCGTCCTGTACCTGCTTCATCCGCTCACCCCTTCGGACAGGGATGCCTTCAGGCCCAGATAGTCGCGCCGAAAGCCATACTCACCGAGCGTGGAGATGATCCACTTCTTTCCGCGGAACTTCACCCACATGCCCGGCACCACATCGGCCCGGTAGCGAATGGTGAAGTTGATCACGGCTTCCGTGTTCATGACGTCCGCGCTGCGGTAATGCTGGTTACCGGCATCCGTTGCGTCTGCCCACACCCGGCACAGTACGATGTCCTCGGCGTCTGGATAGCCGTTTTCATTGACCGTGCTCTGGGTATAGCCGATTTCGATGCGATGCCGGAGGTTCCCGGGGTGCGGTGAGCCGTCGAAGTTCTTGTAGCCACGCAAGAATCATCACCGCCTTAGAACATCTTATCGACTGCGCGGTAGGGGTACAGCAGATTGTGGAAGGCCGTCATCATGGCGTTGTATACGCTGCGCTCGGAGATGTCGCGGTTCTCGTAGTAGTGGCTGACAAAAAGCAGCACAGCCAGTCGAACCGGCTGTGCAACGGTGTCCGTCTCAAACGTTACACGGCAGTAGTCCTCGGCAACGGCCTGTCCCTGCCGGATGAGGGATTCCAGGTAGGCATCCTCGTCGTCATCCTCAATGCGCAGATGGGCCTTGACCTCATCAACCGTAAGAATCAAGGCGCATCACCAGCCTCCGGCGCAGCCAGCACACCGCTCTCCCGGAGCACTGCCAGAAGGTGATTGAAATCATCTCGCAGACCGGCGGCGGTTGTGGCCTTGCTGTCAGGGACGCTGGGCAGCGGGGCCTTGTCCGGCATATCCAGCAGGCCCTCGGCTCCCTCAACAGTTGCGCCCGGCAGGAAGGTGAGCTTGCCGCCGATGACAAGCTCGTTCCCGCCATGGGCAAAGTAGTTTCTCGTGGTAAAGTCACTCATACGGCGTCACCTCACACCTTCATCTGCAGGCACTTGACGGCCTCAGGCAGGATCAGCTTGCCGTCCACGCGCTCGGAGGACAGGAAGCCCACCTGACCATTGGGCGCGTACAGCTCATTCAGGCGCTGGAAGCGGCGGCCCTCACGATCAGCCACCCAGTAGTAGTTCATGTCGCCGAAGAGAATGGGCTTCGTGCCGGAGCCCAGCAGCGGCACAAACGGCGAGGTGTACACCGGGCGGTTCAGGATGGTATCGGGCGTACCGGCGGTCACAGAGGGCTGCCAGATGTAGTCGCCGCTTCCGTTCTTCAGCTTGCGCAGCGCCTTCACGGTGCTGTCGTTCATGATGAACACGGCACTGCGACGATAGGGCGCACGCAGGGAGTAGAACAGGTCCATCACATCATCGAAGGTGATGGCGGTCGCGCTGCCGGTAGTGATACCAATCTGCGCACCGTCCTTGTCATTAAGGATGCCGGTGGGCTTGCCCGCACCATCGCCGACGAAGAACGCTTCCTCCTCGGCAGAGCCGATGCGGCGGGCGAACTCCTTGGTGATATAGGACGGCACATCGAACACGGAGTCGTGGAGCAGCTCATCCGACACCTTGATGGTCGTGGCCAGCTTGAACGCGCTGATGGAAATCTGGCCGAAGGTGTCGTCGCTCTCGGGGTAGGCGGCGTTCTCGTCAATCCAGGCCGCGGTGCCGTGAGAGCGGACCACGGGAATCTTGCGGTCGCCGGAGCTGGTAGAAATGACATGCGCCAGCTGACGGAAGATGTTCTGCTCCTGCAGCGCATCAATCAGCTGGCGCTCATATTCATCGGGAACCAGATAGCCGCCGTGGTCATCCTCACCGATCTTCAGCACGTTGTAGACCTCGTGCGGCACGGACTTGTCACGCATCGCGTGCCAGAAGGCGCTCTTGTACTCATCGGACGCGGAGCCGGTCTTGCGGGGCTTATCTTCCGGAGAGAGAGGCTTGTCCACCAGCGGGCGGCTGGTCGGACGGTCGAATTCCAGGTCAATGGCCTCCTGACGCTCCAGCCGCTCAATTTCCTTGCCCATCCGAACCACATCGGCCTCCATCTTCTCATAGGTGGCGGTGTCCTCGGCGGACAGGGTACCGTTGGCATCCTTGCGGGACTCCACAAACGCCTTGGTGGCATCCCACAGCTTCGCGCGCTTTTCGCGCATGGAAAGAATCTCGTTCATACGATGACCTCCTCAGTAGGTGTATTTCAGGCGATCCAGCCTGCCCTGCAGGTCAGATGCGCTGGTACGGGGTTCAGCGGGAGCCGCCTGCGGGTCTTCATTGCGCACAGTGCGGCGCATGGGCTTGTGCCTGTCCACCCAGCTCTGGAACTTCGCCTTGGCATCCTCGGGATCAACCCGATGCTCAAAGGCGGCATTGGTGACACCGGCGGCAGGCTCCGTCATAACAGCGTCGATGAAGCCCTCCTGCAGAGCGGCGTTGGCGTCCATCCATGTGGTCGCACGCATCATGGCGGCTACATCGTCCCTGCTGTGCCAGGTGCGCTGGCAGTACATGTTGATGATGCTGCTTTTGCAGGCACGGAGAATGCCCATCGCCTGCTCAAGGTCGGCCTCATTGCCATAGGCCCCCATGACGGGGTCATGGCACATGAACAGGCTGCCGGGCATCATTTCCAGCCGGTTGGCGGCCATCGCCAGCACGGTTGCCGCGGAGGCGGCGGTGCCGGAAACGATGATATGAACATTGCCCGGATAGGCCTTCAGCTCGTCATACATCTGCGTCGCCGCGTTGCAGGAGCCGCCATAGCTGTTCAGAATAATGCGCACATCCTCACCGGGCTGTGCGTCCTGGGGATACAGCTCATCGTGGAGACTGGCCGGGGTGATCTCATCGCCGTACCAAATCTCATCATCGATGTAGCCGTTCAGGTGAATCTCTCTCAAGCGGAATCATCCTCCTTCTGTTCCTGGGGCTGGTCTGTCTGCGTCTGTTCTCCGGCGGCAGGATCAACAGCCGTGACCGCCTTGACCACCTGTGTCAGACCGCACACGTTGATGGGAATCATGTTGCCGTTGACCAGATACACATTGCCGCCGTCCTCATCGGAGAGCGGGTTCAGATTCTCCAGCTCACGGATGTCATTCGCGCTCATCCAGCCGTTCTGACGGGCAATGGCATAGCCTTCCATGCGGCTCTTGTAGTCGCCGCGCATGAGTCCGTCCAGATTGAACTGCACATAAAAGCGCCCTTTCTCGTTATCCGGGAAAAGGGCGCGATTCATGGCCTGCTCAATGCGTACCAGCCAGGGGCGTATCGTGTGTACGGCAAAGCTGATGGACTGATGCTCGATATTGGAGAAGGTGGCCCGATCCAGATCACCGATCATGTGGGGCGGCACCCGGAAGATGCGGCAGATTTCATTGACCTGAAACTTGCGCGTTTCCAGGAACTGTGCCTCATTGTTTGGCATGGTCAGCGGCTCAAAGTGCATGTTTTCTTCGAGCACGGCCACCTTGCCCGCGTTTGCGGAGCCGGTGAACGCCGCATTCCAGCTGGCACGGAGGGCCGAGGGGTCCTTCACCGTGTTCGGATGCACCAGAATGCCGGAGGGACGCGCACCGTTGGAGAAGAACTTGCTGCCGTATTCCTCCGCGGCGATGCCGAGGCCGATGGCGCTCTTCTCCAGCGCAATGGGACTGTAGCCAACCACGCCGTCAAAGCCGAGCCCGGGAATATGGAGCACATCCTCGGGCTTCAGGGCGTAGGTTTTGCCCTCGCTGGTGGTATATGTGTAGGTCAGGTTGCCCCTGCTGTCGCGGTCAACCTCCATCTGATCCGGGATAAGCGGATAGATGCTGTCGATCTTGTTCCGTCCTGTGCGAATGATCTGACAGTAGGCATTGCCCCAGAGCAGCAGGTGCGAAAGCATGGTTTCCCGCCAGACGAACGAGGTCATTTCGGCGTTGGGCTCGTCATGCAGCAGCCTGTACAGCGGATGCTCAGGAGCCTTGCGGCTGCCGGTGTCGGTGGCTTCGTATACGTGAAGCGGCAGGCTGGCGACGGTTTCGGCGATCACGCGAACGCAGGCGTACACCGCGGAAACCTGTACCGCGGAGGACGGTGTGACGGACTTGCCGGAGGCGCTTGAGCCGAAGTAGAAGGATGGCGCGGAGCTGACGGCGTCACGAGGCTTGTCACGGGCACGGAACAGGCCGGAAAATGGGTTTTTCATATTGTCCTCCAAAGAAATTTAATTGTTTTGTGTGTAAAGATACTTTACATTTGCGTCGTTAAGTTGTATCCTGTCTGCAGGAGGTGATTCCAATGGATGAAGCATTGCGTCTGCAAAGGCATCTACCACTTTTCCGTGCATGTGCCGGATGGACCGCAAAGGACCTTGCTGACCAGCTTGATGTGTCCCGTCAATCTGTCAGTGCGTGGGAAAACTACGATGGCGGCAAGGAGAAGAAGGGTGTCAAACTCTCTAAAGCCTACTATCTTGCAATCAGGCATGAAGCGCCATATTTAAAAAGCTACCAAGACGAAGAGGATGAAGAGGATGAGGAGGCAGATTGCCTTGAATATATTGACAATACTGATAAGATAATATAATATATCTTTACTACCAAGACGATAAATGCGTCGGAAAAGTTAAACTGCGAAAAAATTGGAACCGGTACGCTTATATAGAAGATATCGCCGTATGTAAGGATTTCAGGGGGCAAGGCATAGGCAGCGCGCTTATCAATATATCTATAGAATGGGCAAAGCATAAAAACTTGCATGGACTAATGCTTGAAACCCAGGACAATAACCTTATAGCTTGTAAATTCTATCATAATTGTGGTTTCAAAATCGGCTCCGTCGATACTATGTTATACGCCAACTTTGAAAACAACTTTGAAAAAGCTGTTTTCTGGTATTTAAGGTTTTAGAATGCAAGGAACAGTGAATTGGAGTTCGTCTTGTTATAATTAGCTTCTTGGGGTATCTTTAAATACTGTAGAAAAGAGGAAGGAAATAATAAATGGCTAAAATGAGAATATCACCGGAATTGAAAAAACTGATCGAAAAATACCGCTGCGTAAAAGATACGGAAGGAATGTCTCCTGCTAAGGTATATAAGCTGGTGGGAGAAAATGAAAACCTATATTTAAAAATGACGGACAGCCGGTATAAAGGGACCACCTATGATGTGGAACGGGAAAAGGACATGATGCTATGGCTGGAAGGAAAGCTGCCTGTTCCAAAGGTCCTGCACTTTGAACGGCATGATGGCTGGAGCAATCTGCTCATGAGTGAGGCCGATGGCGTCCTTTGCTCGGAAGAGTATGAAGATGAACAAAGCCCTGAAAAGATTATCGAGCTGTATGCGGAGTGCATCAGGCTCTTTCACTCCATCGACATATCGGATTGTCCCTATACGAATAGCTTAGACAGCCGCTTAGCCGAATTGGATTACTTACTGAATAACGATCTGGCCGATGTGGATTGCGAAAACTGGGAAGAAGACACTCCATTTAAAGATCCGCGCGAGCTGTATGATTTTTTAAAGACGGAAAAGCCCGAAGAGGAACTTGTCTTTTCCCACGGCGACCTGGGAGACAGCAACATCTTTGTGAAAGATGGCAAAGTAAGTGGCTTTATTGATCTTGGGAGAAGCGGCAGGGCGGACAAGTGGTATGACATTGCCTTCTGCGTCCGGTCGATCAGGGAGGATATCGGGGAAGAACAGTATGTCGAGCTATTTTTTGACTTACTGGGGATCAAGCCTGATTGGGAGAAAATAAAATATTATATTTTACTGGATGAATTGTTTTAGTACCTAGATTTAGATGTCTAAAAAGCTTTAACTACAAGCTTTTTAGACATCTAATCTTTTCTGAAGTACATCCGCAACTGTCCATACTCTGATGTTTTATATCTTTTCTAAAAGTTCGCTAGGCATTGTGCAACTGTCTTGCCTTTGTTGATATGCAAGGAAATTAAACGTGTGGCCGCCATTTTTCACCATCCTTTCAAAGTTTGTTCCACAAAGTTGACAACCTCCTTGCTACAATTTACGATGTAGGAAAAAGACTAAACACGAATGAAGGAGGATCGTTTTTTGAAAAGAATATGCTTTCAAAGTATGCAAATTCCCATGGACACTGTGTCGTCGAATTATTTACGAAATGAGCTGATCCATTTGGCAGAAACAAATGAGAAGCTTGAATTTTGGTTCACAAAATGCAGAACCAGTTTGGAGGAAGTTTCTATTGCACACATTATCGAACTGAGAACTTTATTCCCGTCAAACCAGATTGATATTGTTGCTGTGATTGACCCCGTAAGGAATGAACATCTATCCATCGGTGAATTTTGCGAGTATAATGAAGGATTTCCCCGTGGAGCGTTTCGCCTGAATACCTGAAGCGCTGGGGTGACGAAGTGCTCCGTCCTGCCGGTGTGCAGGCGCTCATCGGCGCAGGCGATTTCTCCGCTGGCACATGGTGCCGCTTCTGCCGTGCCCGCAACCAGTGCCGCGCCCGTGCGGAAAGCTATCTGCTTGAAACAGCTGTAATCGTAGATGTCAACGACGAAAACGCTTTGAAGAAGAAGCATATTCTCGGTACCATGCTGGAAGTGCTTGTTGACCATCCGGATCAGTACACTAACGATGACGTTGACGCTGTACTACGCGAAGCCGAACTGTTGGCTCCGTCCATTATGAAGCAGCCTGAACAACGGAAGTCTGTCTCAAAAGTCTGGCCTGCACTCCTCGCAGGATGTGGTGTTGTGCTTAGCGCTGCCTTGATAGCAATTCTTGGACACGATAAAGATTGAATGAGGTGGAACCTTGGTAAAGAGTGCACGTATCCTTGGTAAAGACTATGGTCTGACTGCCCAGGAGATGAACCAGTTACTGAAAGACCAGGGATTCCTTGATGGTAATCCGGGTGAGTATTTTGTTACCGAGAAAGGTGCGCCGTTTGCAAAAGAAATTGATTTTCACCGTGGTTCAGGTGGATACGCCCAGTACAACCGTTATTGGACGGAACGTACGTGGGATGAAAGCATAAAGGATGTTTTGGATACATCTGCCGAAAGTCGGGATACTGCTCGTGCAGCGGTTGCTGAAGCACGCCGCATCAAGTGGGATAAAATCAAAACCGACCGTGCCGAAGCAGAGGCAGCTTTTCGTGCCTCTCGTCCTGACCTCTTTCCCGTAGAAATGCCCATCGAACCTCATCAGCCCTCTGATCAGTCTTCAAATGGGTGGGCTACCGCAGGAAAAGTTGCGAGTGGTATTGGATTGGCAGCCCTCGCAGGTTACGGTATCTATAAGGCAGCGCCCCATATAAAAAAATGGTGGTGCGAAAAAATTGTCCCTTTCTTCAAGGGCGAAGAGAAAGAGTGAAGACAAAGGACAGCCGATCCGCATGAAAGTGGAGAAAGGAGAATCGCATGGTTATCTACAGGACTAATGAATGGAAGGGCTACGGTAAGCAGAATTACTACTGGAATGAATACCGCCAGGAAGGAAGCGAAGTGTCAAAGTTCAAGTGTCACAGGCAGAAATTCTTTGATGGCGATGAAAACAACTGGGACGAGACGGAGTCTCTTGAGGAGACTTGGCAAATTGGTGACCCCGGTATGCCCGATTGGTTGAAGCAGTATATAAGATAAGACTCAAAATCATCTCCCCCCTCCCGTCTTCCTGTCATGGCAGCTCTTGCACAAGGGCTGCCAGTTCTTTTCGTCCCAGAACAGCCGCTGATCCCCGCGATGCGGCACGATATGGTCAACAACGGTGGCCGGGGTCAGCTTGCCATCCTTCAGACAGACGCTGCACAGCGGATTCCGCTGCAGATACACCTTCCTCGCGGCCTGCCATTTCCGGTCGTAGCCGCGGAAGGCAGCACTGCCGCGCAGAGCATCCGAGGAGAGCTCCGGCGCATGCTGCGGGCAGTACACCTGCCCAGGCTTGCAGAAGCCCGGACAGCCCGGCTGCCTGCAGGGACGAAGGGGTGCATGCGGCATGGAATCACCTCACAGAATAATCAGGCCGCGGTGGTTGTAGATGGAATCGCCGCCGTTCAGGTTCTTCATGGCCCGGTCAAGGCCCATGACCAGCGCCACAACACCGTCAACCTTCTCGGTGGACTTCTCCTTGTCGATTTTGATGTTCCCGGCTGGATCGGTGCGCACGAACACGTTGTCCATGTTCCAGCGGAGCACAGGATGCCCGCCGTGGACGATCTTCTGCTCCAGCACCAGCCGCATCAGCTCCTTGGTCGGCGCGGACATATCCCGGAACCCCTGACCGAAGGGCACCATGGTGAAGCCGTCATCCTGCAGAGTCTGTACCATCATGCTGGCGTTCCAGCGGTCATAGGCAATCTCGCGGATGTTGTAGTGCTCGTTCAGCTGGAGGATGAACTGCTCGATCCAGCGGTAATCAACCACATTCCCCTCGGTGGTCTGGATGAAGCCCTGCTTCTCCCACACATCGTAGATCACATGGTCGCGTCGGACGCGCAGGTCAAGGGTTTCAGCCGGCACCCAGAAAAACGGCAGCACGATGTACGGCTCATCCTCATCGGTCGGCGGGAACACCAGCACAAAGGCAGTCAGGTCGCTGGTGGAGGACAGGTCCATGCCCGCATAGCAGGGACGGCCTTCCAGCAGCCGCGGTGAAACGCGCCCTGCGCAGGCATCCCACTTGTCCATGGGCATCCAGCGGATGGACTGCTTGACCCACTGGTTGAGACGCAGCTGCCGGAAGGAGTTCTCCTCGCCGGGATTCTGCCGGGCGCTGTCGCAGGCGCTCTGTACCTTGGAGATGTCGATGGTGTACCCGAGGGACGGGTTCGCCTTCTTCCATACCTCCGGGTCGGTCCAGTCCTCGCTGATGTCAGCACCGAAGATGACCGGATAGAAGGATGGATCATTGATCGTGCCGTTCAGCACGCCCAGCGCCTTCTGATGCAGCTCATAGCAGATGCTGTTCGTATCGGTGCCCGCCGTGGTGATCAGGAAGTACAGCGGCTGCTCACGGGCATCGCCAGAGCCCTTGGTCAGCACATCATACAGCTTGCGGTCTGGCTGCACATGAACCTCATCCAGCACCAGCCCGCTCACGTTCAGGCCATGCTTGGTGCCGACCTCCGCGGACAGCACCTGATAGAAGCCGTTGTTGGCGTGGTTGATGATGCGCTTGTTGGCCCCCAGTATCTTGCTGCGCTTAAGCAGCGCTGGGGTCATCTTCACCATCTGCGCGGCTACATCGAACACGATGGAAGCCTGCTGCCGGTCTGCCGCCGCGCCGTACACCTCGGCAGAGGGCTCACCATCGCCAAAGAGCAGGTACAGCGCCACGGCGGCTGCCAGCTCACTCTTGCCGTTCTTCTTGGGTATTTCGATGTAGGCGGTGGTGAACTGGCGTTTCCCGTTGGGCTTGAGCGTGCCGAAAATGTCCCGGATGATCTGTTCCTGCCATGGCAGCAGATCAAAGGGCTTTCCGGCCCAGCGGCCCTTGGTATGGCACAGGCAGCCGATGAAATTGACCACATAGTCCGCGGTGGCCTCGTCGTAGTGTGAGGTTTCCAGCATGAACTTCGTTGGCTGGTATGCCGGTGTCTTTTGCCGCAAGCCTCATCACCATCCTTACTGCCGTTTCCGGCCCTTCTGTTCATCGTGAACTGTGCCGTCCTTGATGCCCAGGTCGGCTTCGGTCATTTGGTATACATCATTGCAGTGGAGCTTCTGCCCGCCGCGCAAGACATAAATGTCCTCGGTACTCTGTCTGGATGCGGCATACCGGCGCACAATCGCGGAGGCGTATTTCGGGTCAAGCTCCATCAGGCAGGCCGTTCTGTCCATCTGGTCTGCGGCGATCAGCGTGCTGCCGCTGCCGCCGAACAGGTCCAGCACCAGCCCATTGACCTGCGAGGACATCTGCAGGGGGTATGCGATCAGCGGGAGCGGCTTGCTGGTGGGATGCAGCTTGGACTTGGTGGGTTTGTCAAACTCCCACACGGTGGTCTGCTTCCGGTCACCGTAGAACTTGTGCTTCGCGGTGTCCTTGAATGCGTAGATGACAGGCTCGTGCCGCATCTGGAAGTCCATCCTGCCGATGACCAGCGCGTTCTTGACCCAGATGCATGTGGTGGAATAGTGGAAACCGGCATTCACGGTGGCGTTGAAGAAGTTGACCTTCTCCGCGTCAGAGTGGAAGATGTAGATTGCCGCGCCGTCAGCCAGTGCAGCATAGGCATTGCGGAAGGCATCGAGGAGGAAGTTGTAGAAGGCCTCGGCATCCGACCAGCTGTCGTTCATGATGGTCATGCCGGTGCCGCCCTTGTAGGCGCAGTTGTAAGGCGGGTCTGTGATGCACAGATTCGCCTTTTTGCCGTCCATCAGCAGAGATACATCTTCGCTTCTGGTGGAATCGCCGCACATCAGGCGATGATTGCCCAGCAGCCAGATGTCCCCCTGCTCCACAAAGGCCTCGGCCTCAAGCGCGGCTTCCTCATCGAAGTCATCCTCCTGAACCTCGTCCTCATCCTTTGCGAACAGGTTCGCGATCTCCGTGTCCTCAAAGCCGGTCAGGGCCACATCAAAATCCATCCCCTGCAGGGCTTCGATCTCGACCCGCAGCATTTCTTCATCCCAGCCTGCATCCTGTGCATAGCGGTTGTCTGCCAGAATGTAGGCCTTTTTTTGTGCCTCGGTGAGATGATCCGCCAGCACACAAGGTACCTCGGTGAAGCCTTCCTCTTTGGCAGCCATCAGCCTGCCGTGACCGGCGATCACGCCGCAGTCCCTGTCAATGATGACCGGGTTGATGAAGCCGAACTCCCGCAGAGAGGACCGGAGCTTCATGATCTGATCTGCCGAATGGGTACGGGCATTGTTGACATACGGGACCAGCCTGTCGATAGGCACCAGCCGCATGTCCGTGGTAGTAGTCTTGCTCATGGCTTATCCTTTCCGGGCGTTCAGAAGACGCTCCATCAAATCATCATTGGGGCTTGCGCCGCCATAATCGACGGAGCAGTTTTCCTTTACAACCTGATAAATCTGGTACCACAGCTGGTTGATCTGCTTGAGGTACTGCTGGGCCATAGAAACGAAGGGCGAAGCAATCGCTCCGCCCGTTGTGGGATGTTTGGCCAGAAAGCCGTATTCGGAAATGGCCTGTTCACACTGTATCCAGCGGGCAACGCTCATGGCGTACTGGTCAATGAGCTGTCTCGATACCAGCTTCTCGCACTTGCGCTGCCTGAGCCATTCATAGGTTTCGCGGTACACGTCCTCCGCGCAGAGGTCGTGGCCGTCTTTTTGTTTTTCCAGCATGTATTCACGCACGGGCGGCATGTCCAGCCCTTCCATCTCAGGCGGCTCGGGCAGGACAGTCGCGTTTCGCAGTCTGCCGGTGGTGATTTTGTCGGCCAGGGCATTGTTCTTTCGCCCGGAGCCGACACGCTGTCCACCCCGGGCAGTGCCATCCTTGGCCATCTGCCTCACCATCCTTTCCGGGCGGGGTTAATCCCCCGTTTGATTGTGGCTTTTTCTGCGTGAGAGGGGGCCGCGGTCTCCAGCCGTTCGCGCCCAGGGATTGGATCCCCCCCTGGGGGTACACCCCCGCGGGCCGGGCCAGCGGGGCGGCCTTCGCAGGGCCAGCTGGGCTGGGGCGCGGGC